TGCGGGAAATGAAAGAACGTCCAGTGAAGTAGCTAGAGCAAAGGCGGAAGTTTTGCAGGAAAGACTATCCGATGAAATTGCTAAACGAGTTGCTCTAGAAGTAGAAGTGAGATTTCTAAAAATAGAAATCGAAGAACTAAGGGCTCGACTTGAGAACTTAGAACATCACAAGAAAGATGAGGAATGACATGGTTGAAAACCCGATTGGAGTAAGTGGGCTAGTTCTAGCTTTCCTAATCTCTGTAGTTAATCTAGGAGCACTTCTATGGAGTTGGGACGCAGAAGTAACTGCTGCAATTTCCGTAGTTCTAGGTGCAGCTGTAGCTATGGTGTCGGAGATTGTCCGTCGCCTACCTAAGCCTACTGAGTAATGCCAAGAAAACAGATTAACACCTTTGACATCTTTAAAGAGATGTCGGAGCAACTTAGACAACGTGCGGATATCGTAGGCGTGCGAAACTACACGCCTATGGTTATGCAGAAGAAATTTCATGAGTGTACTACTCAAGGACGTTTGTTCTCTGGAGGTAACCGTGCGGGTAAAACAGTTGCTGGAGTTGTTGAATCTGTTAAATGGCTAACGGGGACTCATGAAGTCTTTAGCGAGCAGTTTAGGCCTCCTGTTCGTGGGAGGGTTTGTGGTGTGGATTTTGACAGAGGTATTGATCTAGTTCTTATCCCTGAATTCAAGAAGTGGGTTCCTACGGAATTCCTGATTGAAGGCAAGTGGGAACGATCATATCACAAAGCTACACGACTTTTAACTTTGACAAACGGTAGTACCTGCGAGTTTATGTCCTACGATCAAGACGTGGATAAATTCGCAGGTACTAGCCGTCATTTCGTACACTTCGATGAAGAACCACCAAAAGCTATCTTCACTGAGTGTCTTGCACGTTTGATCGACACGAATGGTCACTGGTGGATGACTATGACTCCACTTATTGAATTCTCTTGGACGGCAGACGATCTATATGAGCCAATTAAAGACGGGAGAATTCCCTTTATCACTCTCTTTGAGGCTAGCACTAGGGATAATGTCCATATTCAATCAGATGCGATTGATAAACTCACCTTCATCATGGACGAAGATGAACGAGATGCACGAACTAGTGGTAGTGGATATGCTGAAAGCACCCTTATTTTCTCAGAGTTAAAGAATAACATTGTCCCCCCTGTAGGTATAGAAGATTTGCAGGGATGGAAGATTTTCACTACTTTAGATCATGGCCTACGAAATCCAACTTGCATCTTGTTTATGGCAGTAGGTCCAGATGACGACATTCTTGTATTTGACGAGTATTATGAAAAGGAACGACTTGTAAGAGAGAACGCCGAAGCTTACAACCGTAAATTAAAAGAGCTTAAGATTACTGAAGTTGATTACATGGTTGGTGATCCTAGTACGCAGAACAGAGATCCCATTACAGGAACTTCTATTAGACAGGAATACGGCGAACATGGTGTCTGGTACATGCTTGGCAACAATGATGTTCGAGCAGGATTGTTACGTGTCAAATCGGCTTTTGAGGATGGACGCCTCAAAATTACAAGTAATTGCGTTAACACAATTCGTGAAGCCAGAACCTACAAATGGAAAAAGCCCATTTCTAGCAAGGTTCAGGCGAGAAACAACCTCTTAGAAGAACCAGTTAAGAGGAACGATCATGCAATGGACGCTCTTAGGTATGGCGTTATGAGTCTACCTAAGACGGAGAAAGAAGAAGCAAAGGATCTGGCTGAAAAGGTTAAGGAGCTTGTTCCTTTTGCAACAACAGCATCTGTGTTTAACACAGCCCGACCATCCGAAGATAACCATAAAGGATACTTCGACGAACATTTAGGATATTTAGAATGACCCGAGAAATTTCAATTTTCAGTAACCCAGTAGCTGCACCTGGTGTTTGTGCCAAGTGCGGTTCTCAGAATAAAGACTGGTTCGTAGACTTAGGTTTCGAACTAGAGATGAACAAATTTGAAGAGTCAATTCAGCTTCCAATTTGGCTTGACGGCGTGGTTTATCTATGTTGTGATTGTGTCAACGATCTTGTCGCAACTGTGACCCGCAAGTTCCAGGTTTATCAAGAAGATCATTATACAGAGGTAGGTTTTAATGGAATCCCCGGAAGTAGTCCTGATCCAATTTCTGATGGAACAGAATCAGAGACTGACTCAGACAGTTCAGAACTTGTCGGAGTCTCTCCTGAAATTACAGGCGAACCAATTAGTTTCGTATTCCACGGACAATCAGCCTGAGGTTTATCAGGAAGAAGAAACCGCTGAGGAAGTTATTATTGGTTTTGAGAGTATTGATCTAGGTGACCTTGAATTTGCAGCGGAAGCTGACCTACAGGATATTGACGCATGAGTAACATCGAGCGTGAGCATACAGTAGGTAGTGGCGTTCTTAAAGAAGGTGGAAATAAAACTCACCTTCTAGAACCTACAGGGGTAAACCTAGAGACTACTTTTAAGATTAGTGAGTGGGAAGATAAGATTAAGAAAGCCGCCTCTGCACGAATTAACTTCGAACAGCAGTGGTACGAGAACTTAGCTTTCTATCGTGGTAAGCAGTGGGTACAGTGGGCTAATAGTCCTATCCATGAATCAGGTCGTGCATTAGTTCAGCCTAAGTCAGCTAGGAAACGGTTAGTCTTTAACCGCATTATGCCTATTGTTAGGCGTGAGTTCACAAAACTCACTAAAGAAGAACCACAATACTTCGTTCAGCCTAATACTACTGACCAAAGTGATATCGCTGCGGCTCAAACTGGAGAAGCGATTGCAGAATATCTCGCATTTGCATGTTCCTTCAATAAAGCGCGACGGTCAGCTATTTGGTGGGCAACTCAATGCGGCACCGGATTTATTAAAACTACTTACTCTGAAAGTGATACACTTCCTGTAGGTCAGGGCGGTGCGGAAATGGGAGGTAAGATCATTTATGAATCTCCTTCCCCATTCCATATTTTCGTTCCTTATCTAGAACTAGAAGATATCCAAGATCAGCCCTGGGTATATCATCAGCGTGCGTATGATCCTGGTGAAGTTGAAGAAGTCTACGGTAAGAAGATTGAACCTAAAGCGGAGATTTCTACTAGCAACACAGAAACTCGTTTCCGTAACGCTATTAACATCAAGCAGCAGAATACTGCTAAGCAGGTTCTAGTTAAAGAAATCTGGATTAAGCCGTGCAAAACTTTCCCAACAGGCAACTTAGTAGTTTGGGCAGAAGGAGTAATTCTTCTAGAGACTCAGGAATTCCCTTACAAGCACGGAGAGTTTCCTTTCCAAAAAATCACGCATATTCCTTCTGGTGGTTTTTATGGTATTTCGACAATCGAGGGTCTAATCCCAATGCAGAAGGAATACAACCTAACAAAGAGTCAGCTATCCGAAGCTAGGGATCTAACTTCTAAGCCTGCTCTTGTTGCGGTTAAAGGTTCTGTAGATATTAAAAAGCTCAAAGCAGTTCCCGGTGCAGTTATTGAATACATGCCGGGTGCTGATCCTCCGCGTCGTCTAATTAATCCTGATATGCCTACATATATTGATAGGCTTATTGATATGCTTCTAGATGACTTTACGGATCATGCTGCACAGTACGAAGTTTCTAAGGGAACTACCCCTCCGGGGTTAGAAGCTGCGTCAGCTATTGCTTACCTACAGGAGCAGAACGATGATATGCTTTATCATACAATTGCTTCTATGGAGGAGGCTGTTAGTCAGTCCGGGCGACAAAGCCTTTCGCTAGTTCAGCAATATTGGCCCCAGACTAGAATTATTAACACAATCTCTAAGACTCATCTACAAGGTGCAATTGAGTTTAAGGGATCTGACCTTAAGAACAACATTGATCTTAGGGTTGTCTCAGACAGTATGGCTCCTAGAAGTCGTGCTGCAAAACAAGCCTCAGTAATCGAACTCGTCAAACTTGGTGCTGTTGAGCCTAATATGGCTCTTAAGTACTTCCAGATGAGTGAGACAAGCGCTATGTATGATGAACTTCATACCGACATTAATCAAGTCAAGCGCGAAAACCTACGCCTAGCTCGTGGGGAGCAATTCGAACCTAATAAGTTCGACGATCATAGAATTCATGTTCAAGAGCATCAGACATTCCAAAAGACTCAAGAATACGAATTACTGCCAGACGAAACAAAAGCTTTCATCGACCAGCATGTGGAAATGCACATGACTATCGAAGTAGCCCAAACTCTAAAGGGAAATAATGGACCCGGAACAAACGCAGAACCCACAGATGGAGAGCCCATTTCAGCAGGGGACGAACAACCAGGAGACCCAGGAGCTATCTGAATTCGGTAGCCAGTTTCTCTCAGATAACGTACCCGATGAACATAGGGCAATTGTAGAACAGTACATCAAGCCTTGGGATGGAAACGTTACTAAAAAGTTCCAAGAACTCCAAGGTAAAGTAAAGAGCTACGAAGAACTCGGCGATCCGCAGTTTCTTGGTAATGCACGAAGCGTTCTACAAGAAATGCAGGACGACCCTGTAGGTTTCTTTAACTACTACCGAGACTATCTACTAGAGAATGCTGAAGTTATCCAGCAAACTTATGGCATCGCAGACATCAATCAAGCGTTAGGAATCGCAATGGACCAAATGGAAAATGAAGGTATTAACCCAGGATCACTTCCTGAGTTTGAGGGAGTTCCCCCGCAGTTTGTTGAGAAGTTTCAACAGCTAGAGAAAAATTACGAAGAGCTTAATAGCAAAACTAGCAGCTTTGAGGAAAGCCAAAGAGAACAACAGCAAATGGCAATCCTTGACTCTACGCTAGAGAGGATGCATACTGAGCATGGAGATTTTGATGAGGAGTTCGTCCTCACCAAAATTGCATCTGGCAAAACACCAGATCAAGCAATTCAAGAATACAACAAATTAATTCAGTCAGTTATCGACAGTCAGAGCAAAGCTCCCACCCTTATGAATGGGCCAGCAGGAACACCGCTAGACCAGGTTGATAAGACTAAGCTAAGAGACCCCAAATTCCGTAAGGCACTAGGGGCCGAATATCTTACCCGCAGTCTTTCACAATAAGGAGATAAAATGGCTGCAACACTAACCACTGTCTCTGCACTCCTAAAGGAGATGTATGAGGGTGACGTTAACACCCAGTTTAACGAAGAATTAGTTACGCTTAAGCGAATTGAACAAACTGCTGATGGAGTCGAAGATAATATCGGCGGCCAGCATGTTGTGTTCCCAATTCGCACAACTCGCAACACTGGTATTTCCTACCGTGCAGAAGGCGCACAACTTGCGGCTGCTGGACGTCAGGGTTATGCTCGTGCGCTAGAAAACCTAAAGTACGGTTACGGCCGCTTTAAGATTTCTGGCCCGGCGATGGAACTCGCCGAAACTAAGCCTCAGACTTTCATGTCTGCGCTAGACGGTGAAATGGAAGGTCTTCGTTCTGACCTCAATAAAGATGCTAACCGCATTGCTTGGGGTCACGCAGATTCGGCTACTAAAGAGACTGGTATTATTGCCAAGATTTCTCTTTACACTTCCGGTACTCCTTCTGTTACCGTGGATCAGCCTCGGCTAGTTGAAGTTGGAATGAAGGTTGA